TTTCAAAGGCACCCGATCGTATGAAACCTACTGAACATGTATGTATAGATGATTTTGGTGAGAGCGATCATGACACTGATTACGACGTATCAGATGAAGATTTATGTGAATCTGAAACGGATGAAGAGTGTGATGACGATAGTGAGGAAGATGAGGACGGGAACTTGAAAAATTTCGTCGTGGATGACGATGATACGTCAGGTGATGAATGTGAAGCTTAAAAGAGAAGTGTATTAGTATACATATATGGAAACTGAATTAGGAAATCCAATTGAATACAATCCACAAGTTATCAATAAAGAACCTGACGATAGTGAGCCTTTAATTAATCATATACCTCAACATAATCATGAAGAACAGTATTATTACCACCCCCCTCCTGTACAATATGTACAACACCCGTCCCACATGCCACCGGCAGGTAAGGCGTCTGATTTCCTAGCTTCACTCGACAAGTCTGCTTATATTGTTATTTTTGCCGCGTTTATATTAGGTTTCTTTATGGGAAAAACTATGCAACCAGTTATCCTTCGCCACGGGTGACATCCCCCCTACTTCAATGATAGGGTGTGTAGAATCGTATAACGCATCTTTACCTCGACTAGTGATCGTAGTGTGGGTTTCAACACCCCCCTCTACAATTATTTTAGACGCTAACTTTTCTTCGTCGTATGTATCAATTATATTCGTGACTGATAAATTGTGACTAGGTTTTTTATATGTGGATATGTATCCGATGTCCATGTTATTAAAAGTGGATATTTTAATAATATGAAAAGTGTTATAATTTATTTTTCTATATATGCTCCCTCATCCGATTTCAGTTTTGAATTATTTTTTTTATAGTGTGAACTATTTTATTTATTTTCCGAGACACCAAGGAGTATGTCATATTAAAAAAGTTTTTTCTATACAGATTTAGATTCCACTTCTTCGCCAGTGTCTACACTTTCTGTAATTTCTGCATTGGTTTCCGACTCTTCAGGTTCTTCGTCAATCGTAGAAGGAGACATCGCCTTCATGGCGAGGTCCCGTGCTTTTTGTCGTTCCTTAACTTCAGCTGCGACGATCAAATCAGCTTCCTTTACCAACTCTTCCATGGACGCGTCGGGTTTTTCGCGCTTCAGGCGCTCGATAACTTCACCTGGGTGACTAAGAGGAGCTTCATCGACCTTATTGTAATATTGGGAATTCACATCACCGGGTTTGTGAAAGTTTTCCGTACCATCGGTATTCTTAATACCCATCATATCAGTTTTACGCTCATTGAACATCTGCGCAGCCATTGCCTGGTTCTCCCTGTATCCGGTCATGAGTTCTTCGAGTTTGGCGTTCGTGTAATGCGCATCTTCAATCTTAGACGGGTCGGGAGGGATGAGAAGCCATTTATACATGTCAACGACGTAGATATCAAACGTAGGATCTTCTTTTTGGAGACGCTTAGCATGATTGGCAGCTTCGTCGCGCGTGGAAAAAGCTCCTCTAATCTTAACCCCGAATTGGTCATTCTTTTGAGGTGCTTCTGGGCCAACGACAGACATACACGCGAACAATTGCCCGGGAACGGTGGTATAATCTTGCTCTAGAGACATTGTATACTACGTACATTCGTAAACTTTAAGCCATGTAACTTAAGTTGGTATTATAATTAAAGTTTTATAAGCTACTAATATCATGGAAGATTTGAGACGGTTACATAACGATGAGAAGCGCGCGCTCATTGAGAGTGTGTGTCAAAAGGGGGATAGTATCCTAGATGTAGGGTGCGGGTTCGGTGGTGATCTTCAAAAATGGCGTAATGTGGGTGTAAATATTAACATGTGCGAACCTAATTCAGAGGCATTAGCAGAGGCACAGGGACGTGCGAAAACCATGAAAATACGTGTCAATTTTTATCACGGAGATATACACGCGTGTCCGAATAGAAAATACGACGTCATATGCTATAATTTTGCGCTTCACTATATTTTTCAAACGCGAGATCTTTTCATGTCCACTATGAGAGAAATAAAAAAACGCATGAGACCTGGTGGTGTGTTTATAGGTATCATCCCCGATTCAGAACGGATCATATTTAAAACACCTCTACAGGATTCACATGGCAACTTTTTTAAACTAAAGAATACGAGTAATGGTGATTTTGGCGAAAAATTATTTGTACATTTAACCGATACACCGTATTACGCCGATGGCCCTAAATCCGAACCCCTCGCACATAAGGATATACTCATCACACACATGGAGAATAATGGATTTTATATGAAAAAATGGAAATCCCTCAAGGGTAATCAAATATCTGAATTATACAGTAAATTTATATTTGTATATAGAAATGATAGCGCTGATTGTATTATTAATGAGTAGTACTGCGATATTTTTAAATTTCCGGGATGATCCGACGTTAGTAGAAGTCAAGGAAAAATATAAAATATTCAGGGAACATTTGATAACAAACGATGATGAAAAATTTAGAATGTTACACAAGGAAGTGCCATTAATAGCACACAGGGGATCATTTTTAACCGGTATAGGATATAATTCGAATAAAGGTGCCGAAATAGGTATTTGCATTGATGGTACGGTGAATCAAGTCTTCCATGTACTCCTTCATGAACTCACACATTGTACCGTCACAGAGTATTCACATAGTACTGACTTTTGGGACAATTACACGAATTTGAAAAATCAAGCGATCGGTATAGGTATATACAAAAACATAGACGAAGTTACCCCTTTCTGTGGTAAACAGATAGTAGATAAATAATATTTGTTATATATATATGACAGAATTCAATCTCAAACAACCCGGTATGTCCAGGATAGCTGGTGGTCTTTTTATGTGGTTTATCATCATCGCGGGGACTTTCATCACACGTTTTCCGATGCATTATTCGGTAAACATGACCATTTTGACTGCTATAATTCCATTCATGATTTGGTATTTGGCGAATACGAGTTTACTCATAAGTTTGACGGGGGTTAGTGTTGTGATGACACTAGTAATTGCTATATTGTCGTTGGTCACTCTAACTGAAGGCATTAAATGGCAAAAGTTAAAACAAGGTTATGAAAAACTCGGTAGGGCGGGCGCGGAAGACGCGTGGTTACCTACACTAGCAACGATGATCGCGTTAATTTTTGGATTAGGAGTAACCCACCTCTTAACGAGGGGTCGTGTACTTGATATGTATTAAAAATATTTACGAGCGATATAGAAAACAATGGCAGCGACGGCACCCGTGGACCCCAGACCGATAAGACTCCTGTTTCCCTGAGCATTTAAAAACTTAGGCACGGAACTCGCGAGTTTTTCTTGAATCGGTTTGCTGACAGCAACACCGGTTGCCAAAACGACGATGAGAGCTTCGAGCTGGTCATCCGTAAGATCGAACGGGTTCTTGTTTTTCTTTTCCGATTGAGCTTTCTCGTTTGAGGCAGCCATCTGTGCGGGCTGAGGCGCCATCATCACCTGCTGATGCGCCATCTGAATAGCCCTCGGGTCATTGCCCATGAGAGATGATTCGAACGGCTGCTCTTGTGTATTCATCATTACATCGGAAATCGGCGTAGAATCCATATTATCTTTATATTCACTCACATTTTTTTCGGGGTCTTCCGACACGAATGCCGTGGAGCGTGAACCCGCGTCGATTGGAACCATTCCATCACTGTCTTCTGATAAGTTCATAGTATATAAACTATTCTCCATCTGAAGATATACAAGTTTTTTTACATCTATAAATTTCGCATATTTTACATACACAAACTACATGTATCTAAAATATGTTCCAAACGGGGCTCGAACCCGTGACCTTGGCGTTATAAGCACCACGCTCTAACCAACTGAGCTATAAGAACGGTGCAGTCTGACTATTGATTAGTCATCATGTATAACGGTGTGGCTACGCCACATTCAATATATGACATATATCTTTAAGTGTATAAAGAAGATGGTATATGTGTATGTATATGATACAAGAGTACGTAAAAGAAATATACGATACACTGGGACCTGGTTTCAGTGAGCGTGTATATCATAACGCGATCGAAGTTATTCTAAGGGAAAATGGTATAGCGTATGAATCTGAACGTATAATCCCAATTGTATTCCGAGGTCACACTATAGGTAATCTCCGAGCCGATATAATCATAAATAGAACAACAGTCGTTGAGCTTAAAACTGTCAAAAATATAACTGATGTCATGATCTCACAGGCACAGAATTACCTAAAACTTTTGAACCTAGATGAGGCGTATCTGGTCAACTTTCCACCGTCACAGGGTTCGGAAACGGAAGTCATTCGCGTTCTCGCATCTTAGATTGTGGGTATAAATTCCCAATGTAGGTCTTTGCATATATTTTTCCATATAACATCCTGTTGATGTAGTTTCTCTTTTGATTTTAATAATGGAAAATGTTTTAGATATGAATCTTCGCTCAATAATTCACAAAATTTATATAAAACATACGAATAACTCAAAAAGTTTTTGCGTTCTATTGGACAATTATCATCGAATGGTTTTTGAATATCTTTGAACATCATTCGTAATTGTTCTTCGAGTTGAACTGGCATTTTAGGTGGTGTTGATCCACTCAATATATTCGTAATGTATGGTACATGCTCGTAATACTTGTTAAGTTTCAACTTTTTTAACAAGCCGCGTACCTTTGGGTGTGTGATTTCGGTTAGCGTTTTAATCTTCATTTTCTTAAACTCGTTGCGTAATTGCTCTATCACCTCTTTAGGTATAGTAGTCATTTCCTGAGCCTGAAACTGTGACAACCATTCATTGAAATGATTATCTCGTTTATATGAATAATTGACAACCTTTTCAGATGTTTCCTGCTCTTCTTTATACGTGAGTTCTTCACTGATGAGAACCTCGAGTATACAACCACACGAATCACATACTAATTCACTCGTATCATGGAAATGAAAAACGTTACTATCCGGACATCGAGGACACTCGTCGCGACCCGCGCGTTCAATTGTTCTATCTAATGTTTTCTTTTCTACATCTATAAGATAATTCGTGTAAATATCTTTCTTTTGTAAACCGGTCGTCTCTTTACATTTGAAAACGTTATCGGTGTTTACCTTATTTGGTTTATCGTCTTCGATATACTGCTGAATGAATGGCATACATCTAGCAATATAATCAGACATTTCACGTTCGTGTATCTTTTTATCTGATGGATTGTCGTTTATTTTATCAACCCAATCATTTATTCTCTTATTATACCTACTTAAAAAGTTACCTTCCATGTATACCAATGGTGAAAATACTTCGTTCGTTTTTAATTAACACAATCTACATATTTAATAGCATCGTTAAATTCTTTTTTCATAAGCATGATTTCACAGTTGTTAGTAGACAGATTGAATATCGTGTTAATCACGACGCAAAATACGAAACGGATGACCCCTTTTGGGAAAATGAACGTAGTGAAATTGAACCGCATACAGAATATTATATGGCTTCATTGGATATGAATACAAAAATTCCAAAACCCCCCGATGCGGTCGATGAAATTATTATACGTGTAAAATATTGGTACAATAATAAAATTTATAAATACATGACATATAATGTAGATTATGTATGGCCTCCTAAAAAAATGAATAGAATGTCGTTCCATATCCCACTCGTGAACGCGCAATTGTTGGGGTCCGATGGTAAACCGGTAAAAGATATACTCGAAAAAATCAGAAGGTATGCGGGACCATATTCAGATTTTTACGGTGAGAAGATTAAAATCCGTCATATGTTTTATTTTGACAGAAACGTATTGAAATGTATATTCCCTAAAATTAAAATTAAAAATTGTATTGGTGCTATAAAAATAGTTGACACTTGCGAAGGAGACCTCACTGATCTTCAACTACCTTAGTCGCTAAGTAAAAGTTAAGATCTCCCAAATTTGCCACGTTATACTTTAAGATCAGAAATCGGTTATGCTCTTCCTGCATAATCTGTACGGTAGAGCACATACTTGTAGCTTTTGTAAATATATTCATGTATCGAAGGGAATATGTACCAGACATTGGGGAACATTCATCAACGCATTGAATTTCCGTTTCCTGGTCAGCGAAATCACCCCTGCACAGTAAACGTAATACATGTCCACCTCTCGAAATTTCGATTTCATCTCCAATATTAGACATATCTCTACAAATTCTCTGGAAATCAACAGATGGCATCGGTGTGTTTATGGTCATGTGCATCTCGGGAACTTCTATTTGATTTTCGTTGATATCGAGTAGTTTGAGAGCGAACTTTGTAGATGTTTTCTTTTGTTCGCTATGAATTTCGATATTCATAAATTCCTTTGAATTTATAGATATCACAAGAACATCGTTCACTGTAATAGTTTTGAGTAGTTTGTACATGTTGGTCATGTTAACACCACAGTCTACATCATGCTCGCATATATACTCTTCAAAGTTTCCTGCTGGAAGGTACATATCAATGAGAGACGTTCTTGCCGTGTCTAATGTTACAATATATACACCGTCAGGTTTGAAGTATATATTTACATCGTTTAATATATCTTTAAGAACTTCAAATGTAGACTTGATAGCCGCGGCTTGTACGGTGACAAGTTTCATACTCGATTAATCGCGTATTATTCCTTTATGTCACTATATGCACTATCGTCAACCTTGCGACTTATTTTAGCTTCTAATTCTGGGGTCATTGCCGGTTGTAGAGAAATACCATAATCGTCGAGACCGAACATATCTTGTGTAGATTCACCTTCCAGCGTGGATGAACCTATACCCCCAAATCCACACGTCTCTAGTTCCTGTACAGGTAGGAGTGATTCCAGCCAATTGTGTATTTCCTTCCCAACTAGAATTTTGCCATTTTTTGTTAACATCGTAGGAACGCGTGTAATTTTAGACCTGAACTCGGGTGGAATCCCCGCTATAGTGACATTATGATACTGTACAATCTGCTGTAGCTGCTGATGTTTTTTTATAAAATTTATAACCTCAACACTATGCTTGCATTGGGGACTGTATACTAAAAGGGACATCTAATGTAAAATACCAAAAAAATATGAACAATAACGCACGATTTTTTTTGTAATCTATATTAATGTATAATATCATATTGTTATTAATACTAGTTTACCTGATATGTGAACCTAGGGGGGAAAAATATACATACACTGACACTACGAAGCCTATTCATAGAGTTTTATTCGATGACCCAGCACCTAACATTAGTGAATATAGAGAAGTTGGTAAGATAGAGTTGAGTAATGATATAGTAGAGAAATTGGTGCTCGTAACAAATAAGTATATACGCGACAAGGCGGGTATAAATAATTACATCATCGAAACTACGGCTATCAAGCAGTATAAACACAAAACGAAGAACCACACGTTATATCAGTGCATGTTCATGTGTGTAAAAATTGGTGGATATTCATTTGGTTTTTCTATTACATCTAATGTCATACTCGTATCTGGAAATGTCCGTGTTACTGGAATCCAATCACAGCCCATGAATATAAATGAACCTCCGGATAAAACACCCTTCGAAAGTGCGATTAGAGGATCTGAATATATTCATTACGACGATATCAGGAAGAGTGAGTTAGAATCAATCAAAATATAGTCGGAGTAATTATAATGATAAACGTTGATGAGATTTCACATATTGTCAACCATCGAAACCGTATGAAAAAGGAAACATACGTGGAATTATACAAACGAACTACGCGTAAAATACGCCGCGCTGTTGAAACCGGTAATAAGTACGCGATAGTAGAAATACCTATATTTATTGTGGGGTATCCTATGTACGACAGGGTAAAGGCAACATCATACATTAAGCGACAATTGGAAATGGCCGGGTTTGATGTTGTAATAGTAGGTAGTTTCGAATTTCAAATAACGTGGAAAATTAAAAAGGACGTCAAGGTATCGACTTCTACGAGCGATGAGTTTCCTACGCTGATGAATTTAAAAAAGGCAGCGAATCAGTACAGGCGAGATGCGCGAAACGCCTGATAAAAAAAGTTCATATAATCATAAATGGACAACTTGAACATTTTGGTCGAAGCCAAACGCGAATATCTCGAACAGCTCTCTATTCTTATATGCCCAGTGATGATAGACACTTTCGATGCCATGTATCAAGAAGCACATACAATTTCCAAGGGTCGTAAAGTTCTTGTCATGTTTCAGAAACTTTTGAAAGATGTACCCGAATGGAGTGAAACCATGGCGAAACAACACACGGATAATATTGCCGATCGCTGTGCGTGGTTTAAGGATTTGGTAGCGGCAGTCTTTGTGAGTTCTGTTAAAATTCTCTCAGCCGTCCGTTTGAGTGCGATTTCGAAAAAAATGGCTGTTAAATTGCCCACCAATGAAGTGTTCATTCACACGTGCTATAAAAACGCTGCTAAAGACCTTTACAAGGATCCGTATATCTTCAGTGACACACAATCCGAACACACTCGGAATGATAAATTGTATGACAGGTTTAACTTATGCGTTGAAAATACTGTGAAAGAATTAATTCCGGTTCAACAGATTCTACAAACGTACATGTCAGCAGGTGATGACGAGTTCATAGAGGGTCAAGACGCAGACCTCCAACCGGATGATATCGGTGAATATGACGAAAGTGAACCACAGGAGTCCATGGGAGAAGAGGGATTACCGCCGATGGAGCAAGAACAACTTGGGGGAGAAATACCCCACACTGATACACTTATGGATGATGCTCGTGATGATACTCTTCAGGCTGAAATACCAGCAGAAGAGCCATCCACCCCCTTTCAAAATGAATTTAAAACGATCCGTACCAGGGCCCCACCCCCACCCCAACAGGAACAGGAACCCGAAGACTTATTTTCCGACGCAGCAGATACCCGAACTAAAAAACTTGGTTATTAAATATGGACGAGTACCTTAGAGAACCCGCATCCGCGGCGTTGATCGCCGCAGGAGTAACTGCTTTGTACATACATGGAAAAAGTCGCCTCAATGACGAAGGAACCCTCACGACGAGCGCGTACGCAAAACCCGCAGCACTCGTGGGTATTTTAGTATATTTTATCATATCGAATGGTCTCGGTAAGCGCGAAACTATATCATCCGACCCATTCTGATTCACTTAAAGATTAATCTCGTATAGTATATATAACATGACCTCCATCACTGCATTTAATGACATGATGGGACAATTTCTTATGGAATTGCATACGACATTTCCAGAAGAAAAGGGGTTAAAAAAATACATGGCCGCGTTTGAACTCATGCGCGGTGCCAATGGACGACTCATCGTCGATGGCTTTATGGCCAATGTGGGACCCCATGTTGAAAAAATCAATTCGAGAGACGAGTCCTTTTTTATTGAGAATGCGTGTACGATTGATTTCCTAAAAGATATTAACCTTCAGACATGTTGGCCGAAAGCGTCTGAAGGCACCCGTAGTGCCATCTGGCAATATCTACAGACGCTCTACATGCTCGGTATGACGATTACGTCCATTCCATCTGAAACTCTCAGTATGATCGAAAAGGTTGCCAAGCAGTGTGCGGATAAGATGCAGGGTGAAGATGGGGAGACTGATTTCGACGAAGCTAAACTCATGCAATCTATGCAGGGACTTCTCGGCGGTATGTTGAAAAAATAAAACCATATAATATAAATGGCGTCATTGTTTATTGACCCAAAAGAAATTGTAAGAGCTGATAAGGTCACCGAATTCTGGCCAACTAAATTACATACATCAGAAGAACGTGTAAATGCTACAGCCCGGTTTGTTATTTATGCTACGTGTATCTTATATCTTATAAGACGTGATACACGTGTATTTATATTAGGCGGGATGTCACTGGGTGTTCTTTATGTTATGGAAATGTCTAATATGATAAAGGATGGAGAGGCGCATTCAATGTCAGTGAGTGAAGGATACGAAACCGCATGTCAGTTACCAACAGAGGACAACCCTATGGCAAATGTACTCATGTCTGATTTTGATGGGCGCCCGGATAGACCGTCTGCTTGTAACTATGATACTGTACGAGATGATGTGAATAAAATGTTATCGGGTCGTATTCCATACGGTGCTCAAAAATCTCGGTCCCCCATGCCGGAACAGCAGCGCAATGCTTATTCTCGGCAATTTGTTTCAACAGCTGTAACAAATATTCCCGGTGACCAAACCGCATTTGCCGAATGGCTATATGGCGACAAAAATGGTCAGACATGTAGGACAGATGGTTCTTTATGTAGCCCGGATGCGCGTGGTGTTCAATTGGAAGCTTTTGGTGGGTTGGATGCTAATGACGATAAACGGAGTGGTATGACTAGAGGTTCAGGTTTGTCGGCTGGGCATTCAACTTAATTTTCTCACGTAATAATAAATGGCATACCAACTCCAGCCAGGTATGAATTTAGTTGAAAATCCCGCGAGGCCTTCGACGTGTGCGACTGATGAAGTTTTTGTTTATCCTCAGCCCAGTACACTGAATTACGGATCTTCAAGACCCAACACGATGCTTTACGGAACGTCGCCTTACATGGCGGGTAAAGGCGCTCCTGCTCAATATATTGAAACGAGTGACCAGTTGCGCCCCCAGTCTACGAGTCGATTTGGTAAAATACTCACAAAAACACACGAAAGAAATTTATTCCCTCTTCAAGATATGAGTTGCAAACTTCCAATACCTTCGATGGCATACGAACCCGAAAGCACTCGCGCGGATACACAAAATGCTATGTTTGTGACGAGATATCCCACTAAATAAAAATATTTATAAGAAATAAGAATGGCAGATCCTATTTCTATAATAGCTATAGCCGGATTAGCGTACATGGGAAAAAAATTGAGTACCCAGAAAGCTGAAAAGTATGAGATTGTGTCAGAAAGGGTTCAACCTTCTATTTATATTCAGGAAGAAGTTCCCAATATAGCTGCCCCTCGTCCAATTGGTCTTGACAATCTTCCCGATTCTAAAATTGAAACAAATAATTTTGCGGATATCGTACCCAATACAAGAACGAGTGGAGAAGGTGTTTTGGAAATGCGTGAGCGTATGTTCGATAATGGTCGTATGAATAACCTTTCTCCCATCGAAAAACAATATGTCGGTCCCGGTATTGCGGTCGGACCGGAAGTTGCAGCTGCGGGTGGGTTCCAGCAGATTGTACGTGTGAACCCTGAAAATGTAGGAGCGCATCGCCTCACAACTCTACCTGGTAGAAGTGGTCCGGCGCATGACGTGTTTGGTGGACGTCGCGGTAAGATGGGCGACATAGCAAATAACCGACCTGAGAAGACCGCATTCCTTCCCGAGCGACGCCCCGTTGCTGGTGGTAGGGCGCAGGGGTTTGACGGGCACGTGACACGAGGTGAGCACGTAAATGGGAAGCGTTTGACCAATCGTTCTCAAACTGGCGCGCGTGATGATACACTCAATTTCCCTGGTGCTAAACGAGTTGTATCCGGTATGAAAATCGCACAAGATCCCACACGAAACAAGAAGGATGGTAACGTTGAACAATATGGATTTAATAACCAAGTGCAACCTGGTGTGTCGACTTTCGCGCATGGTTATCTCGCGTCGCCCGGTGTTCAGATTGGTGAAGCGCGAACAGTTGGTACAAGTCACACGGTCGAAGAATTATCTAAGTATGGTTTCAGACCCGATGATCGTCGCGGTAAAGCGAACCGTATGGGTAATGCTGGTCGCATGAATGTTCGCGCAGGTGCTCTCAATCAGGGTGGATTACCTACATCGATGCGAGCTGATACGACTCGTGTCGATGGACGCACGGGTCCCATGAGTGGAGGATGGACACAACAATACAAAAATGACATGTACTATAAATTTAACGCATACAAGGGGAACATAAACCCTCGTTCCACGGATCACAGTTTAGGCTTCGCGAAGCAACAGCTTCAGAACAACCCGATAGCTCAGCAAACAATGTAAATAAATAATTATTGAGTAACAACACCCATTAAAATATTATCCATATATTTTAATGAGCGT